ACGGCTGCGGGCGAGGATAATCCCTTGCCGGTTGTGCTGCGCGGGCCTACTGGCACCGCCTCCACCATGGGTGTGCCGACTGACGGCGCTGGTGCGAACAATGGCCTATATGCCTCGTCGCAAAACATGCTGCGCAGCGGAACGCTGTGGTATGCCCAGCGCGGCAATGAGGATACCGCTGCACTGGTGACGCATACCGCTGCATCGGCGGGCGTGAACTCGGCGGATCAAACGAACTACAACGGGCGCGGTGCGAAGGTGGTGGTGGATATTACCGCTATCACCGGGACGACCCCGACGCTGACTGTGGAGATTCAGGGCAAAGACATTGCGTCTGGCAAGTACTATACCATCCTGACCAGCACCGCGCTTGCTTCGGCCGGAACGACCGTTCTTGAAGTCTATCCGGGCGGCGCGAATGCGGCAAACGTCAAATCGTCGTCGATCCTTCCTCGCACCTGGCGCGTGGTGACGACCATCGGCGGGACTGGCCCGGCTGTCACCGCGACGGTTGGCGCTTCGGTCATCCTGTAACGCTCGATTCAATCGCTCGCTGCCAGCGCTTAGCAACCGCGCATGGCAATCTCTCTGACCATCTGCAACCTTGCCCTTGGCGATCTGCGCGCGCCGGAGATCGCGGAAGTCAATGAGCCGAGCATCGAGGCGCAGATGTGCCGTCGGTACTATCCGCACTGCCTTGGCCTGATGCTCGATGATTACACCTGGCAGTTCACCAAGGCGATTGCGCCACTTGCACAACTGGCAGACAATCCGCGCGCCTCTGAATGGACCTACGCCTATCAGGTGCCAAGCGACATGGCGCAGGCGCTGCGACTGATGCCTAGCGGCGCGATCGCTAGCGACTATTCGGCATGGAGTTGGGATTTCCAGCGTCCCCCGCAACCGGCATGGTGGCTCAATTTCGTCGTCGAGGATGGCGTTCTCTATACCAATGTTCAGAACGCGACGCTGGAATATGCGCGCAACGTGGCCGACGAAGCCGATTTCCCGCCGCTGTTTCGCGAGGCTCTGCGCAAACTGCTCGCCGCGAACCTTGCCATTCCGATCCGCGATGATGCCAATCTCGAAATCAAACTGCTGCGCGCTGCTGAGGCATCGCGGCAAGCGGCAATCGCAAATGACATGAACCGCGCTCCGGTACGCGAACCGGTTGACGAGGTTGCCTGGGCGCGCCGCTGATGGCTTACCGTGTCGGACAGGCCGTCTTTTCCAAAGGCGAGATCGCCGAGGAACTAGTCGCGCGCCATGATGTGCAGTCGTATTCGACGGCGCTGCGGCAAGCGAAGAACGTCGTCATCCTCAAATACGGCGGCGTGACGAAGCGGCCCGGTCTGCGGCTGGTCAGTGAGGTCTATAAGGACGAAGGCGTCCGGCTGATCCCGTTCCAGTATTCGATGACGCAGACCTATGCGCTCGAGATGGGCCAAGGCTACATGCGTGTCGCGGCGCTGGGCGGCATGGTAATTCAGGACAAGCTGACTGTCGAGGCGGTCACGCTCGGCCTGACCACGCTGATCAAGGCATCATATCACGGCTATGTGGTTGGAGATCAGGTCTATTTCCAGGACGTTGCGGGCTGCGTCGAATTGAATGGCCGGATCGCGGCGATTATCGAAGTGATCGATCAGCACAATTTCCGCGTGAACCTCAATTCGATGGGCTTTGCGGCCTATACTGGGGACAGCGGCGGCACGGTACGCGGCGCACCGCCTGCGCCAGATCCAACCCCGCCTGTCGTTCCGCCTGTTGCGCCTGATCCCGTCCCGCCTGTCATTGGGAGCGGCGGTGGTGGCGGCGGGCTGGTCGGTGCTGGGGAAATCCCATGAGCGTGGCGCGTATTTACCGGGTTGGATCGCCGTACAATGGCGCGGAACTGCCAGAGGTCGATTTCGAGCAATCGGCTGATACCATGTTCCTGGCGCACCTCAATCACCCGCCTTACAAACTGGTCCGCACCGGGCATACCAACTGGACGTTTACAGCGGTCACGTTCGCGCCGGGCGTGACCACTCCGTCGGGCGTGTCGGCGGCCGCGACGCAGCCGAACACTGACGCAGCGAATGGCGGCAATGCAAATTTTCCGCAGGCTGCGCGCTATGTCGTAACGGCGGTCAATGATGCGACCGGGCAGGAAAGCCGCTCCTCCGCCGAAGTGAGCGCGACAAACTGCCTGACGCTGCTGCGCAATTTCAACACCGTCGCATGGTCGGCGGTGAGCGGGGCGACGCGATACCGGGTGTACAAGGCGAACAATACTGGCGATTTCGGCTATATCGGGACGACAACCGGCGTCTCGTTTCGTGACGACAACATCGGTCCTGACTACTCGGAAGGTCCGCCGCAGGGGCAGAATCCCTTTGCGGCGGCTGGCGACTACCCCTCGACCGTCTCATTCTTCGAGCAACGGCTGATCTGGGGGCGCACGTCGAACAATCCCAATGCCGTGTTCGCCTCGCGCTCGGGCGAGTACGAGAACATGGACATCTCACGCCCACTCAGGGCCAGCGATGCCTTCTCGTTCAAACTGGTCGCGGGCCGGGTCAACGCGGTCAATCAGATGGTGCCGATGGACAACCTCATCTGCATTACCTCTGACAGCCTGTTCAAGATCACAGGCGGGCAGGATGGCTTCCTGTCGCCCACCTCGTTCAATTCCAAGCGCCAGAACGGGCGCGGCGGGTCGCGGCTGGCTCCGTTGGTGGTCGATGCCAATGCCTTCTATCAGACCAGTGTGGGCAACTCGATCCGTGCGATCGGGTATGAGTTCGAGACGGACAGCACGCAATCGAATGACGTGACGATCTTCTCGCCGCATCTGTTTCGCGGGTTCAGCATCCTGTCGTGGGCCTATGCGCAAGAGCCGCGTTCGGTCATCTGGGCAATCCGCGACGACGGCAAGGCACTGTGCTTCACCTGGGAGAAAGAGCAACAGGTGTGGGGTTGGACGGTGATCGAGACTGATGGCCTGTTCGAGACTGTCTGTGTGATCAGCGAAAACGGCGAGGATCGGGCATATTTCACCGTGCGCCGCAATGGCAAGTTGCTGATTGAGCGTATGGCAGCGGTGCGCTGGGACAGTGTGGAGGATTGCTGCTTTCTCGACAGCGCCGTCACCTATGAGTTTGCCGCGCCGACAAACGTCCTGACCAATCTTGATCATCTCAATGGCAAGACGATCTCCGCGCTGGTTGATGGCAATGTGGTCAGCGGGCTGGTTGTCAGCGGCGGGCGGGTCACGCTGCCGGGTTCGGGGGGTATGCGGATTACTGCCGGTCTGCCGTATAGCGCCTATATCCAGACACTGCCGCTGGCGTTCCAAGGCAAGGGCGGCTGGGTGCAGGCCAAGCCCGGCGCGATTGCAAAGGCGGTCGTGCGGCTGGTGGACTCTCGCGGGGTCATGGCTGGTCCGCGCCAGAGCAAACTGCAACGGCTGCGCAATCGGCGCGATGAACTGCCCGGCGAACCAAACGCGCTCAAGACGGGCCTCTACGAAACCTATCTCGATAACGACATCTCGGGCGAACTGGCGGTGTGGGTGCAGAGCGACGATCCGCTCCCGATGACCGTGACAGGTGTGTTCTGCGATCCCGCGATAGCATCCTGATCGTTCCGGCCAGCCCCGCGCATGTCGGGCCAATTGCCAACCGAATGCGCGCTGCCGATGTGATGGAAGTCACAGCCATGGGCCGCACGCCCAAACAGGCGCTGCGGCTGGGCATCATGTCGCCCGGTGAAGCGTGGACGGTCAAGATCAATGGTCGGCCAGAGGCGATGATGGGGCTGCATGTGGTGAGCGCGCTTGGCGGGTTTGCGCGGCCCTGGATGCTTGGAACCGATGCGATCTATCGGCACCCGCGCGAGATGATCCAGATGGGCGGGCAGGTCATCGGGCGGTGGCTCGATTCAATGCAGGTGCTGAGCAACTATGTCTCGGTCGGCAATGCACCCGCAATCCGTATGCTTCGGGGGTGGGGCTTCGAGATTGGTAAGGAGGTGATCATGTTCGCCGATGCGGAATTTGTTGCCTTCACGATGGAGCGATAGGTCATGTGTGATCCTGTAACCCTGACCATTGCGGCCACCACGATCGCTGCCGGTTCGTCGATCATGGGCGGGATCGCAGCCAATCAGCAGGCTGGTTACGCGGCAAATATCGCGGAGCAAAACCGGCGCATTGCGAACAATCAGGCGAATGATGCCGCGAACAACACCGCGCTCGAAGCCCAGCGCCGCTATCGCCAGATCGGCCAGACCAAGGGTGCGCAGCAGGCCGCGCTTGCCGCCAATGGGGTGGACATCAATTTCGGAACATCGCTCGACCTGCAGCGCGATACCGCCATGATCGGTGCGGAGGACGTCGGCCAGATTTACAAGGCCGGGAACGAGAATGTCATCGGGTTCGACCGTGAGGCATGGAACTATGGCGCGGAAGCGTCGGCACAGCGCGCCAAGGGCAAAGGCGCGCTGGTTCAAGGGTTCCTCGGTGCAGCTGCAACGGCGCTCGGCGGGGCATCGCAGATGTCCAAGATGAAGGCCCCGATTGGCAGCAGCGGGTTCAGCAGCGCTGGTTCGCATAGCTTCGCGCATTAAAGGAGGGCTGCGTGCCTGTCGTTCCTGTAGAAGAAAACCGGGTTGGCATCGCCGCGATCAGCGGTGCCAAGTTGCGCGCCGCCGATGTGAGCGGCACCGGCATGGATGCGCTGGCCAACGGTTTTGCAAAGGTCGGGCAGGCGGTCGGCGAATATGCGATTACGCAAGACGCGATCCAGGATCACGCCGACAAGATTTATGCGCGCGATCTGGCGCTGCAATACAAGGCTGAGGCGAGCAAGCGGGTCGGCGAGTTCAAGTCGCTCATGGGCAAGAATGCGGTATCCGCCGCCAGCGACGTCAGCGGCGGTCTGACGCAATTGGCCCGCGACACACGCGGACGGGCCAGCAATCCGCGCATGCAAGCCTATCTCGACGAGTTCCTGAAACCCGCCGAGACTGAGACCATGGGGCTGGTGGCCGATCATTCGCGGGCGCAGCAGTTCGAGTTTGCGAAGAACACCTATGCGTCGGGTGTGGATTTGGCCCAGCGCGATGCGGTGGCGAACGCGGGCAATCCCGAATTGCAGGGCAAGGCGATGCAGGACGGCATCGACGGCATTGACCGGCTGTCGAAGTTGCTTGGCTGGGATGATGCCACGGTGACAGTGAAGCGGCAGACCTTCACGTCTGGCGTTCACCGCGACGTCATGGATCAGATGCTCGCCCAGCCCGATGCCGATATTGATGGCATCGCGGGCTATCTCGAACAGCACAAGTCGCAAATGACGAGCGCCGATGTCGAGTCGATCATGCGCGATCTGCAAAAGCCGATGCAGTTTCGGCAGGATTACGGCGATTTCACGCGCGCGGTGCAAGGTGTAGAGGCTCCCAAAGAAGGCGGCGCTGCCCCCGCACAGGAAGGCAAGGGTTGGACGAAGGTCGCAACCGATGTTGCGTCGGCTATCGGTCTTGCCCCTTCCGATGTTGCGGCGGTCATGTCCTATGAGACTGGCGGCACGTTCAATCCGAACAAGTGGGGCGGCAAGAACGGCAACTATCTCGGCTTGATCCAGTTCGGGCCGGACGAGCGCCGCAAGTACGGGATTAAGGAAGGCTCGACGCAGGCTGAATGGTCGCGCGCGATTGTCGGTTTCCTGACTGATCGCGGGTTCAAGAAGGGAATGGGCATTCTCGACCTGTATTCGACGATCAACGCAGGCCGTCCTGGCAAGTACAATGCCAGCGATGGTAATGGGACCGTGCGCAGCCATGTGGACAAGATCCTCGCTGAGCATGTCTCGAACGGGAACAAGTGGCTGCAGGGCGGCGGGGTTGTTCCGACTGAGACGCCGCGCACTTGGGACAAGGACAGCGTTTACAATAGCATCGACCGTATGGCCGACAAGGAAGGCTGGTCGGTCGAAAAGCGCGAACGGGTCAAAGCTATCGCTGATCGGCAGGTCGCGCGCGACGAAGAACTGAAAGGCCGCGAGGAACGACAGGCGGGCGAGGATGCGCTCAAGGTTGTGACCGATCTGGGCGCTGGGTTCACGTCGATCAATCAAATCCCGCGCGATGTCCGCAGCAAGATGTCGATTGAGGCGGCGACCCGGTTTACCGAGATGGCGCAGCGCAATGCCGAGGCGAAAACGCGCATCCCCGATAATGGTGCTGACTCGATGCGCCTGCAAATGATGCAGCGCGCCGATCCAGAAGCGTTCAAGCGCGTCGATCTGACGCAGTACGTCGGCAAGGTGTCGGGCGATGAACTGCGCGGGTTCGTGCTGAAACAGGCTGAGCTCGCCGGGCAGCCTAAGAAGGACGATGATTTTCGCAGCGGGATTACTAGTGCGATCGAATGGGGCAAGAAGTACGGCGGGGTCAAGGTGGACGAAAAGAATTTCGCTGCCGTGTACGATACGATGGAAAGCCAGTTGCTCGAGATCAAGCGCGCCAAAGGCCGGATAGAGGCGGGCGATTACAACACTGCGTTCAACGCGGCGGTCAAGACAGTGCACCGTCCCGGCGTGTTCGGTGAACTGTTTGGTGGGCGCGAAGTCTCTACCTATCAGGCGCTCTCCGACATTCCGCCCGAAGTGGAGGCCGATATTCGCAGTAAATGGAAGGGTGCGAAACCTCCGACAAAGGGCCAGGTCATCGATGTCTGGCGGCAACGACTGATGGAGCGTCGCTGATGCCGAACAATCCGGTTATTCCGTGGGACGCCTATCGCTCAATGCAGGCTGGGCAGCAGCGCCAGGATGACGACCCCGTCATGGCGACGGTCAATGCCATGCGCGCGAGCGAAGCCCGCCAAGCGATCATGCAAGCCGGATCGCCGGACGATACCGCCAAGGTCACGCGGATTGCGCGCACCGTCGGCGAGCCGCCTGCGCTCGTTGATGGGCGGACGCAGGACTATGAAAAGGCGATCCAGGCTGACCGCATGACTAGCGTCATGTCGAGTTTCCCGATCATCGGATCTGTGTTTTCCGCCGCGCCCCGCACGATGGTGGCAGCGCAGGACGATCACAAGGCGATGGGGCTGCTGGGCGGCGCGTGGGACACGATCAAGAAGGTTCCCGCTGAACTCAAGGTCTCGGCAGCGACGTTGGTTGGGATGGTCAATGATATGACCTATTCGCTGGCCGATATTGGCAACACGCTGACCTATCCGATCGATGCTGCACTGGCGACTGCGATCAATTCGCCGATTGGCCAGGCTGTCGGTCTGCCCACGTATGACCCTGATGCAGCGCGCGCCAAGCAGCAGGCTTTCGTCGGCAAACTACGCGATCAGAATGCGCAATGGCGGGAGTCGATGCGTCCGCAATACAGCGGCCCAATTCAAGAGGGACTGCTGCGCGGGATCGATACCAGCACGTTGACGCTTGCCGCCCTGCTGACCCGCAATCCAACGGCTGCGGCCAGCACAATCGGCGCGGCGCAGGCTGGCACGTCCTATCAGGATGCGCGGGCGGCGGGCAAGGATTTCGGGACGACAGTCCGCTATGCCGCGACGCAGGGGATGGTTGAAACCGCGACTGAACTCGCGCCGGAAAGCGCGCTGCTGGGATCGCTGGCGAAACATGCCGGTCCAGCCAAGGTCATCGCGTCGTATCTCGCGGAAGAACTGCCGGGCGAGATGACTGCCACGTTCCTGCAGAGCCTGTCCGAATGGCAGGTGATGCACCCGGATCAGACCTATGGCGATTGGGTGAAGTCCCTACCCGCTGACGAAGCGCAGACCGTGCTGGGCGTGATCGGCGGCGGGGCATTTGTTGCCGGGGCCGCGAAGGCTGGGCAGGCTGGCGCGGCACTGCTCGACAAGGCGCAGGCGGTTCGGACTGCGCGCCAGAACAGCGATGCCCTGACGCATTTCGAGAAAGCCGCTGCAGACAGCAAACTCCGCGCGCGCGATCCCGACGCCTATAACGAAGTCGTGCAGCATGTCGCCGCCGACGCTGGGGTCGAGCACGTTCTGATCCCCGCCGAAGCGGTGCGCGAATACATGCAATCGGACGGCTATGACCGGTTCTCCGATGCGTTCGAGCCGTACCGCGATCAGGTGGAGGAAGCCTATTCGACTGGCGGCGATGTGGTCCTGCCCGCTTCTTTCGCGTTGGGGGCGCTGCCAGGTACTCCTGCATGGTCCGCGCTAAAGGACGATATGCGGCTCACCAGCGGCGGCATGTCGGCCAGGGAAGCGCAGACCTTCGGTGACGCGATGGCCGATGTCGTCGCCGAACTTGAAACGGAAATGCAGGCCGATCATGCCGATCTGCAGCAGCAGGTCGATGCACAGGGCAAGTTGCTGCAATCTGTGCAGGCCAAGCTGCAGGATGCCGGGTTCACGCCGTACTCAGCGGCCCAGCAGGCGACGTTGCTGGTGCAGCGTATCACCACACGCGCGGCACGGCTGGGGCGTGACGTGACCGGCAATGAGTTCACGACCGAAGTGCGGCAAGTCTTGCCGCCCGAACTGGCAGCAGCGCGGAATGCCGATGCGACCGATCTCGTCATCAATGCGCTGCGCAAGGGGGCCGACGCGACCACGCAAAGCGGCGAGACGCTGCTCGAATGGATTTCGGCGCGCGGCGGGCTGAACGACACTGGCGGCGATCTCAAATCGATGGGCCTCGACAAGTGGCACCTCAACATGCCGCAGCCGGGCAAGCTGGACAAGAAGGGGCGCAAGGCTCGTCCGACGCCGATCAAGGGGCGGCGCAAACTGCTGCGTGACTTCGATCCCAAGCAGGCGTCATTCGGCGGTCCGAGTGGTGCCGGTGACTACGGTCTCGACAGCACGCTGCGTTCGGCCATCGAGTCGGGATATTTCCCCGAACTGCAAGGCGCGGCCAATCAGGACGGGGTGGATACGCTCGACAGTCAGACGCTGCTCGATGCCATCGCTGCCGAATTGGCCGGATCGCCCCGGTATTCGGAAAGCGCCAAGGTCGATCCGTACCGCGCTGCTGCCGATGAACTGGCGCAGCTGCTGAGTGAGCGCGGGGTCGATCCGTCCAGCCTGAGCGATGCGGAACTGCGGGACGTGGTGGCGCGGCTGGATCAGGGGGGTGATCTGACGCCTGACGTGGCGGAATACTACCAGGCTGCCTATCATGGCTCGCCGCATATCTTCGACCGCTTCTCGCTCGACAAGATCGGGACCGGAGAAGGTGCGCAGGCTTATGGCTGGGGTCTGTATTTCGCTGGGCGGAAGGAGATTGCTGAGCATTATCGGGAAGTGCTTAGCAGTGAATACCGCGGCGATGCGACATTCAATGGCGAGACGTTTAAAGAGATCAAGGCCAAGCTGGATGCCGACAAGAATGCGGAAGGTGACGATCCTCGCTTTGATGCGCTTCTTTCGCTCGATCTCATTGAGCAAGCTGGGTCAGTCGACAAAGCGATTGAGAACGCTGACCAGTCTGAGCTAAAGTCGGTGCGCGAAGTCGCAGAATGGATGCGGGAGCATTACGATCAGCTTGCGATCAATAAGGACAAGGGCCGTCTCTACCACGTCGAAATTCCGAACGACGACGAATATCTGCTCTGGGATAAGCCGCTTAGTGAACAGCCGGAGAAGGTGCGGGCTGCGATTGAGCGCCTCAAAGGTGGTGACAAGCCGGTTGAAAGCCTGACCGACGATGAACTTGTTGCTGCCTTGGGCGGTTTGGAGCAAACGTTTGGCGATAAGGAAAAGACGGGACAGGGGTTCTATCGTGAACTTGGTGCCCTGAAAGGTAGCGACCAAGCAGCTTCCCTCGCCCTCCACAATGCAGGCATCGCTGGGATCAAGTATCTCGACGGCGGTTCGCGCTCGGCTGGCGACGGATCGTTCAATTACGTGGTAATCGACGACAGCCGTGTGTCGATCAAGGCTTATGAGCAATCCTATGCAGACGGCCCGCGCGGTCGCATCCGCTTCGAACAGACGCCGGTCATCGAACTGTTCCAGGGGCGCAATATGTCCACGCTCCTGCACGAGATCGGGCATCAATATCTCGAAGAACTGCGTTTCGATGCGACTGGCCTGACCGCGCCCGATCAGCTTATTCAGGACTGGCAGACAACGCAGGACTGGTTCTCAGCAAATGGCTTTGCCGTGGTTGATGGTGTGATCCCGACTGAGGCGCATGAACTGTGGGCGCGCGGATTCGAGCGGTATCTGATGGAAGGCAAGGCTCCGTCGTCTGCGTTGGCCCGCGTGTTCGAGACGTTCCGGGGTTGGATGATGGCGATCTACAAAAAGGTTGATGCGCTGCGCAGTCCAATCACGCCGGAAATCCGCGAAGTGTTCGACCGGCTGCTTGCGACCGATGACGAAATTGCGGCGGCGCGTGACCGGCAAATGCTCGAACCGGCATTCAAGGATGCTGCGGCGGTCGGCATGGCTGGTCCTGAATTTGACGCATACCGCGCGCAGTTCATCGAAGCGAAGGCGAAGGCGTCTGGCGAACTGCTGGCGAAAACCATGGCAGCGGTCAAGCGCCGGGTCATGGCTGACTATCGCGACAATCGGTCCAGGCTCGAGGCGGAAATTGCCGATGAAGTCGATGCACGGCCTTTGTTCCGCGCGCTCAGCAATCTCAAGTCCTCGCCGATCAGCGATGAATGGCTGCGCGAGAATATGGGCAATGACGTGTTCGACCTGTTGCCCAAGCGCGTGCCCCCGCTGTGGAGCAAGCGCGGGGTGCATCCTGATGCCATCGCCGAACTGAGCGGCTATGGCAGCGGTCGGCAGATGATTGATGCGCTGATCGGGGCTGAGCGGCAACAGCGCGATGCGGTGGAGCAAGGTGACAAGCGCGGTATGCGGGACCGGGTGATCCAGACTGAAACAGATGCCGAGATGAACCGCCGCCAGGGCGATCCCCTGACCGACGGCACGATTGAGCGCGAGGCGCTGGCTGCGGTCAACAACGAGAAACAAGGCGAATTGCTGGCAAGCGAGGTTCGCATTCTGGCGCGCAAGACCGGCCAGCGCCCGACGCCTTACCGCATTGCCCGCGAATGGGCGCGCGGCAAGGTTCGGCGTGGTACGGTCAGTCAGGAAGCGATGCCCGCCGCGATCCAGCGACATGCCCGCTCTGTGTCGAAGGCTGGGCGCGAGGCTGAAAAGGCTATCCTCGCTGGCAAGTTCGACGAGGCGCTGCGGTTCAAGCAGCAGCAGATGCTTTCGAGCGCGCTGCTCGCCGAAGCCAAGGCGGCGCATGACGAGGTGCAGGCCGCGCAACAGCGCATGGACAAGATCGCGCGGCGCAAAACATCGAAGTCGGTGGATCAGGACTATCTCGATCAGGCGCATGCGCTACTCGAGCAAGTGGATCTGCGCCCGCGCTCGCAAAAATCGATCGAACGGCAAGGCAAGTGGGCAGAGTGGGCTGCTCAGCGTGAGGCTGAGGGGTTTGATGTGGTTGTGCCGCAGTCGTTCGAGGCCACGCTCGGCAAGGATCACTGGACGCGGCTGCCGGTTGAAACCATGCTCGCGCTCGATGAAACAGTGCAGCAGATCATGCACCTTGGGCGGCTCAAACAGACTCTGCTCGATGGCAAGGAGCGGCGCGAGTTCGATGCGCTGGTCAAGGAAGCACAGGACGGTGCAGGCAATATCAAGCAAAAGCCGCCGCGCGACTTGATGGAACCGGGCTGGTGGGACGCAGTGAAGTCTGGCGCGGCGCTGGCTGATGCAAGCCTGCTTAAAATGGAAACCGTGTTCGACTGGCTCGATGGCGGCAACAGCAACGGCGTGTTCAACCGGATCGCATTCAAGCCGATTGCCGATGCCCAGGCCCACGAACAGGACATGCTCAAGGACTATTACGGTCGGATCAAGGCGCTGTTCGAGGCGGTGCCGGGCAATGTGGCGAAGCGGTGGCAGGATCAGGTCGTTCTGCCCTTCACCAACCGCGAGACCGTCCTACCTGAACGCATGAAGCGGTACCAGCTTATCGCCGCCGCGCTCAACACCGGCAATGCTGGCAACCTGCAGCGCCTGACCGATGGCCATGGCTGGAATGCGCCTGCCCTGCTCGACTATCTCGGACAGGAACTGAGCGCGGACGAATGGGCGTTCGTGCAGGGCGTGTGGGACACAATCGATACGCTTTGGCCAGAGATCGAAACGCTGGAAAAGCGGGTGAATGGCGTTGCGCCTGAACGGGTAGAGGCGACAGAGATTGTCACCCCGCACGGTACGGTTCGGGGCGGGTACTATCCGGTGATCTATGACTCGTCGCGCTCGTATCAGCAGGAAGAACACCGCGCGGCCAGCGACAACAGCCTGTTTGAAGCCAACGCAATCCGTGCGACCACACGTTCGGGTTCGACCAAGGCACGCGCGGAAAAGGTCAATGCGCCCGTATTGCTCGACCTTGGCGTCATCAACCGGCATCTCGGCGAAGTGATCCACGATATTACGCATCGCGAGGCGGTGATGCAGGCGTGGAAGTTCCTGACGAACGAGCGGGTGATGCGCGCCGTCGATGGTGCGCTCGGGGTCGCTATTCGCCAGCAGTTCAAGCCCTGGGTCAAGTTCGTGGCAAACTCATGGGCGATGGAGCGCGCCGGGAATGAGGGGTTCGGCAAGTGGATTGGCAAGCTGCGCGCGAATGCAACTGCGGTTGGCATGGGCCTGCGCGTGACGACCATGGTGACGCAGATTGCCGGTTACAGCAACTCCATCGAGGCGGTCGGGGAAGCGGCATTTTCACAGGCGCTCGCCCGCACAACTGCATCGCCAGTCGAAACCACGCGGTTTGTTCTGCAGAACAGCGATGAAGTCCGGCACCGCATGGATACGCTCGACCGCGATCTGCGCGCTGAAATCAATCGTATGGCTGCTGCAGCGCCGGTCAAGGGCGTCCATGCTCTGACCGATGCCAAGCGGTTCTTCTATCATGGCATCGGTTACATGGACCGCATGGTCGTGGTTCCGACGTGGCTTGCTGGCTACAACAAGGCCATTGCGGCGGGCATGGATCATGACAGCGCGGTCTATGCTGGCGACAAGGCAGTACGCGTGTCGCAAGGTGCTGGTTCTCCAAAGGATTTGGCTGCGATCCAGCGCGGTACCGGGTCATGGGGCAAGGCTCTGCAACTCATGACCATGTTCTATTCGTATTTCTCGGCGGAGTACCAGCGTCAACGGACCCTGGCGCGCGATGCGACCGGGCAGGATATTCGCCGTCCGCGCAATCTTCCCCGGCTCGCCGCGCGCGCTTGGTGGTTGCTGGTGGTTCCGCCACTGCTGACCGAACTGCTCAAGGGCGTGGCGACTGGCAACGGCGGACCGGACGACGACGAATGGTGGGCTGAATGGGTCATGCGCAAACTGCTCTCGAATGCAATTGGCCCGATCCCGTTGGCGCGCGATGTGTTCGAGCCTGCGTGGAATGCGGCGCGCGGGGCTGGATGGACCGGTACGTCGATCTCGCCGCTGCAGCGTACTCTTGAAAGCACGGTCAACACCGCGCGGGATGCAGGCAAGATCGCGCGCGGCGAAGAAACCAAGCACGCGACCAAGGACATGCTTGAGACGGCGGGCTATTTCACCGGCCTTGTTCCCGGCCAGGTGGCGAGCGCGACGCAGTTCCTTGTCGATGTCGGCAATGGCGATGCTGATCCGCAGTCGTTTGCGGATTGGCGGGAGGGCCTGATGACCGGCAAGATCAAGGACTGAGGCGACTCGATTCAACCCCGGCTGCCATAGCCTTAGCGCTGCTCCAAATTTGGAGCATTGCGCATGTCCATCGCGACGAACCTGACGACCGGACCTTTCACCGGCAACGGCTCGCAAACCGCCTTCGCCTTCACGTTCACCGTCTCCGCGCCGGGCGAACTCTATGTCGTGGTCGATGGCTCGACGATCTCC